TCGACGGCGTCGCCGCCAGCATCGCCAGCCTGATCGCGATGGCGGGCGACACCGTGGAGATGGCCGAGAACGCGCTGCTGATGATTCATGCGCCCTGGGGCATGTCGATGGGCAACAGCGCCGACATGCGCGACTTCGCCGACTATCTCGACACCTGGGCCAGCGCGATGTCCACCAGCTACGCTGCCAAGACCGGCGGCACTCCGGAAGACATGCTCGCGCTGCTCACCGACGGTGAAGACCACTGGTACACCGCCGATGAGGCGCTGGCCGGAAACTTCGTTAATTCTATCGTCACGGCCATGCCCTTGGCCGCCAGTTTTGATCGCACGGCACTTGCCGCGCGGTTCAAATCCTTGCCGGGTTCCGGCGGGGCAATCAATGCGGCAGCCGCCGCAGCAACCTCCAAGGAGATCAACATGCCTGATGTAATCCAAACGGCGGCAATCGCAACCTCTGCCGCCAGAACCGAAGCTGAAATCCAGGCCGCCACGCTGGCCGGAGAAGCCCTGCGCCGCAGCGATATTCAAACCGCTTTTGCCAAGTTCAGCGGCGTCGAGGGCGTGCCCGCTTTGCTGGCCACGTGCAGCAACGACGTGACCTGTACTGCGCAGAGCGCCAACACCCAATTGCTGGCACTCCTGGGCAAGGGGTCTGCCCCGATCGCGGGCGGTTATGTCGTCTCGCTGGAAGACAGCCGCGACAAGTTCCGCACCCTGGCGATGTCGGCCATCCTGGCCCGCGCCGGTATGGAAAAAGACGACCGCAGCAATCACTATCGCGGCTACTCGCTGATGGACATGGCGCGCGAATGTCTGGCCCAGGCGCGCATCGACGTGCGCGGCAAGAGCAAGATGGATGTAGTGGCCGCCGCCTTCACCTCCACCAGCGACTTCCCGCTGCTGCTGTCCAATATCGCCGAAAAAGCCATGCTGAAAGGCTTTGAGGAATCCGAAGAGACCTTCCAGAAATGGTGCTCGGTCGGCACGCTCGGCGACTTCAAGGTCGGCAAGCGTCTCGATCTCAATTCCTTCCCTGCGCTGGACAAGGTGCTGGATGGCGCGGAATACAAATACGCCACCGTCGGCGAACGCGGCGAGACCGTGCAGCTCGCCACCTACGGCAAGCTGTTCGCGCTGACCCGCCAGACCATCATCAACGACGATCTGGACGCCTTCAGCAAGATCCCGATGCGCATGGGCCGCGCCGCGATCCGCACCATCGGCGATCTGGTCTATGCGGTATTGACCGGCAACCCGAACATGGCGGACGGCGTGGCGCTGTTCCACACCGCCACCCACGGCAACCTGGTCGGCACCGGCACGGTGCTCAGCACCGCCAGCACGGATAACGTGCGCGTCGCGATGGCTCGGCAAGCTACCGGCGGCGGCCCGCTTAACATCCGCCTCGCGCATATCATCACCCCGGTCGGGCTGGAAGGCGCGGCGCGCGTGGTGGCTAATTCCGAATTCGAAGTCGGCGCATCCACCAAGAACAACACCGTGCCCAACACCATGCGCGGCCTGTTCGACGTGATCTCCGATGCGCGTCTGGATACCGCTTCTGCGACGGCCTGGTACGGCGCTGCCGATGCCGGTGTCACCGACACCATCGAAGTCAGCTATCTCGACGGCAACCATACCCCGACGCTGGAGCAGCAAGGCGGCTGGGAAGTGGATGGCGTGGAATTCAAGGTGCGCATCGATGCAGGTGTGGCACCGCTGGACTACCGCTCGCTTCAAAAAAACCCAGGCGCTTAAAAACCCAACCTTCATCCCCTCGCCCGCTTGCGGGAGAGGGTTAGGGTGAGGGAAACACAGGAGAACATGCAATGAAAACTTATATTCAAGAAGGCGACATCCTCACCCTGACCCCGGCAGCCGCCGTGGCCTCCGGTGTCGGATATCTGTTTGGCACCGCGCTGTTCGGCGTGGCGGTATCCGACGTGGTGATCAGCACCCCCGGCCCATTCTGCACCGAAGGCGTGGTCGAGATCGGCAAGACCAGTGCGCTGGCGATCAGTGTCGGCGACCGGTTGTTCTGGGACGCGACCAACAAGGTGGTGAACAAGACCGCCACCGCGCAGCAATGTGTCGGCATCGCCGTGGAAGCTGCGGCCAACCCGTCGGCCACCGTTAAGATGCTGCTCGGTAGCAACGTGCCGGTCGCGACTTAATCCTTCGACAAGCTCAGGACGAACGGGACCATGACCTTCGCTGCCCTGCAAGCGCGCACCAATGCCGCAGTGGCAGCGAAACTATTGACCGATGCCGCCACGCTGAACGGCGCGGCGATCACCGGAAAGTTTGACAACGGTTTTACCAATGGACTATCCGGAATGATGCTCGGTACCAATCCAACTTTTACCTGCCTTTCGGTTGACGCAGGCAGCGATCCGCGCGGCCAGACGTTGGTGGTGGGCAGCACATCTTACACGGTGCGCGAGGCCAAGCCTGACGGCACCGGAATCAGCTTGCTGGAACTGGAGCCAGCATGAGTTCCCGTGCGCTCCAGATCCGCGACGCCGTGATCGCTTTATTGCAGACGCCTGCACTGACCGGCATCGGCAGCGGCGGGGTCTCGAATGATCCGGACTACGCCTTTGTCGTGGCCGATCTGCCGGTGGTTGCAGTGTTCCTCGGCGATGAGACGACCAGTCCCTCAACATTCACGATGAACGAGCACGAGCTGACCCTGCACGTGCGGGTCATCAGCGCCGGGACTGATCCGGTTGGCGCGGGCGATCCGCTGATGGTGCAGGCGTATGCCCGCATCATCGCAGACAAGACCGTCGGCGGGCTGGCGCTGAATGTGCGCAAGACGGGCACCAGCCGCAGCCGCGACGTGCTGCAGGTGCCGGTCGCGAATACCGATCTCGAGTTTGTGGTGGATTACGAAACGACCAAGACCAGTCTGGAGGCATAAAAAATGGCCGGGCAAATGTTGCAGGATTGCAAACTGATCGTCGGAAAATACGACTTCAGCGCAAAAATGAATGCGCTCGATCTTAACTACAGCGTCGATGCGCTCGACGATACCTGTTTTGGAAAAAACACCCAGAGCAACGTGGGCGGGCTCAAGAGCATCCAGTTTCAGTACGATGGTCTGTTCGAGGCGGGCGTCGGCGGTGTGGATGAGGTATTTTTCAACAACATCGGGCTGGCCGAAAATCCGGTCACCATCTCACCGCTGGCGTTGGCCGAAGGCGACCTGGCGTATTTTTTCAAATCAATGCAGGCCAAATATGCGCCCGGCGCCGCTGTCGGCCAGCTGCTGAAATTCCAGGTGAGCGGCGGTGCGCAGAACAGTCCGCTGGTGCGCGGCACCGCACTGCACAATGCCACCCGTACCGTGAGCGGCAACACCTCGGCGATCCAGTTGGGCGCAGTCAGCGCGCTGCAACAAGTGTATGCGGCACTGCACGTGCTGCTGGTTTCCGGCACTACCCCGGCGCTGGTGGTCAAGGTGCAGAGCGATGATGCCCAGGCATTCAGCACGCCCACCGACCGCATCACCTTCGCCTCGCAGAACGGCGCGAATGCAGTCTGGGCCGCCCCCGTTGCGGGTGCGATCACTGACACCTGGTGGCGCATCAACTACACCATCACCGGTACCACCCCTTCGTTTCAATTCCTCGTCCCCGTTGGAATTTTGTAAACAATCTCATCTTGTAAAGGAGCAGCAAAATGGCAAATATCGTACTCATCAACGCCTACATCAGCATCGCCGCCAACGTGTTGTCATCCAGCGGCAACAGCGTGCAGATCGACTACAGCGCGGCCGAGCTGGATGACACCGCTTTTGGCGACAACACCAAATCCAGCCTGGGTGGGCTGAAGGACTGGTCTCTCAAGGTGGACCTGAATCAGGACTATGCTGCCGGAGCGGCAGACGCCATCCTGTTCCCGCTGGTGGGCACCGTCGTCGCCTTCGAGATCCGTCCGGACGCCGGTGCGGTCAGCGCCAGCAACCCGAAATTTACCGGCACCGGCCTCGTCACCAGCTACAACCCGATCGGCGGCAAAGTGGGCGACAAGGCAGCGTGCAGCATCACCCTCAAGCCGGGTGGCACGACCCCGACGTTGACGCGCGCGACTGCTTAATCTGGATAACCAATGATCAAGCTGATTGCCGATCCGACGTTCGAGGCGGAAGTGAAAATCGTCGTTCCTGGTGCCGAAGCGCCTGCTGCGACAACCTTCGTTTTTCGTACGCTGGACCATAAACGCAGAATGTCTTTGCTGATGATGGTGTCCGCGGTCAAAACAAGCTGGCTGATCCGCCAGTGGGAATTCCTGAAATTATGTATCCGTGCCCGGAAGGTGGCCAACATCGTCGATCTGTTCGATGAGGTGGTGGTGAGCTGGGACGGCTTTGACCTGCCATACAGCAAGGACAGCATGCGTCTGCTGTTGACCAAATATCCCGATGCCATGCACAGCATCTTTTTTGCCTACTTCCAAGGTTATGCCGAGGCGCGAAAAAAAAACTGATCGAGGTCACCCGCTGCCTGTTGGCGGGTGACCTCGATAATAAAGCAGCCAACGCCGGGCGGATGAAATTTGGCATCCCGCCACTGCAAGAGGCACGGCAGGAATTATGGCTGGAAAATGCGCAAGCGGCCGAGATGTTCGCGGCGATGTCAACACAGTGGTACGTCTCCGGCCGCGGCGCGGTAATCGGGTTCAGATACGAAGCCGTGCCGCTGGTGCAGGATATGTTACAGATCGATGCGGCCGATCGCCGCGAGGTGTTTAACGGGCTGAGAGTGATGGAGCTGGAAGCCGTCACGATACTCAACAAAAAGGATTGATCGAGATGGCTGATAAAAAATATAACGTCATCCTGACCGCGCAAGACCAGACCCGCGCCGCGTTCGATTCGGCACGGCGCAGCGTACAGGGACTGAATAGCGTACTCGGCACACTCGGCATAGGGCTATCTGTAGCAGGCTTCGCAGCGTTCATCAAGGGCAGCATCGATGCTGCCGACCAATTGAATGATCTCGCGCAGAAGACCGGTACCAGCGTCGAGACTCTGGCCGGACTCAAGTTCGCCGCCGACCAGAATGGCACCTCGCTTGAATCGGTCGCACTGGCCGCCAAGAAGCTATCCACCTCGATGGCCGATAAGCCGGAAATATTCGCCCGTTTCGGCGTCACCGCCAAAGATTCCACCGGCGCGATGATCCAGCTCGCCGATGTGTTTGCCAACATGCCGGACGGCGTGAACAAGACCGCGCTGGCCGTCAAGCTGATGGGCAGGAACGGCGAAGAGATGATCCCGTTCATGAACCAGGGCAGCGCCGCACTGCGTGAATGGATCGAGCAGGGCAAGCGGTTCAACCCGATCACCACCGAGATGGCCAGGCAGGCCGACCAGTTCAAGGACGACATGGCCAAACTTTCTGCGCAGTTTTCCGGATTGGGTATCGCCATCGCCAAGGATTCGCTCCAGCCATTGACGAAGATCGCCGCCGCCATGGCTGCTGCAGCGCGAGAAGGCGGGCTGCTGAACGCAGTTATGGTGGGTCTCGCATCAACCTGGAACGCGATGTTCACCGACGATATGCTGTCTCGGCAGCAGGAGATCATGAAGCAGCTCGGCGAATTACGCGTCGCATCGGAAGGCAAAAATATTTCTGTGCACGGCCGTAATGCGATCAATGACCGGATGATTGCGCTGCAAATAGAGTTGGAATCGTTGCGCGCCACATCCGCACCGGCACCGCCAGCAAAAGATTCCGTCAGGGGCCGCGCACTGCTTTCCGGTCTCGGTGTCGGAGATGGCAAGCCGCCGAAGCCCGCCGAAGATGCCGATGCGATGGTCAAGGCTTACGAAAAAAACAGG